TTGGCGCACCAAAGAATGAAGCATCAAAGATTGCTTGAGCAGCTGCATCAATAGCGGCTTGTGCAGCTTCGAATGCTGCCAAAGCTGCTTGCGCTTCGGCTGCTGCTTTTTCAGCTTCAAAGGCTGCCGCATTTGCAGCATCAGTTTCAGCTTGGGCGGCTTGTGCATCTGTAGCTGCCGCCAATCTTAATCTTTCAATTTCAGCGGCTGCGTTAGCATCGGCCCAAATTTTGGCAATATCCTCTGCAATCTTTTTTGCATCTGCGGCTGATTTGGCCGCTGCCGCTGCCGCTGCTGCGCCCGTATCAACCACGCCTGTACCCGCAGCATTGATGGTCAAACCCTGCGTGGCTAATGCGGCGGTTGCCCCACCCGGTATTTTTAAGTCTTTCATCAAACGATTTATGTTCGCAATGATGCCGGGCCAATCGGCAAACGGATCATCAGCCTTTGGCAAGGTGGCCAGCAGATTCGCTAGCTCTTTTGTTTTGGCTTCATTCTCTTTAAGCAAACCGTTTAATCTTGCGGCCTCTTTGGAATCCTCCTCTAATAATGCTTTCTGCAATAGCAATCGCAATCGGGTTTCCTCATCTATGCCGTATTTTAATGCAGCCTGTATTTGTATCTGGGCAAGGTCAAATGTACTGCCTTGCTTTTTTAACGCTAGCGCATCTGCCGCGCCTTTCTTTGTTAATGCATTACTTTTTCTGGCTAGATCTAAGGCTTTTTTATCTGCTATTGCTTTATCTTTAGCAATCTTACCCTCACGCTTTGCACCGTATTCTAGAACTGGCGGGGCTGCTATATTCATCTGTCGGGATATTGCGACATCTTGAGCAATGGCTTTTGCCAATCCCAGTTTTTTATCTATTAACTTGAATATAGGATTTTCGCTGATGCTCTTAAATATTTTATTGATGCCAATTGCCAACCCCTGCAATTCAATTGCGGCAACTCCTGCAAAATCTGTTATGCCTTGAGAAGCCTTGCCCATTCCACCGCCGCCGCCTAATTCGGCAATGGCGCGCATCAAACCGCCGCCAATAGTTTCTTGAGCATCTGCGGCTGAGGCGGCCAGTATTTTCATTTGCCCCGCATAAGTACCAGCGGCAGTTGCAGCTTGGCCGCCAAATAATCTGGCTAACTCTTCATTGATTGCGTTCAAATCCTTGGAAGCCAACACCGCTTTATTAATGCCCGGAACCATCTTTGCTAGGGAAGCCGTGTTGCCTGCATAAGCCTTGGCGATTGCCTTGGTCACGCTCTTGACATCCGAACCTGTGCCCACAGCAACATCTAATGCGGTGTTTAAACCTTTTTGAGCTGCTGTCACCGATCCCGTGGCAACAATGAGACTTTGAAATGCTGGCCTTAAATCATCATCTAAAACGCCAGTTTGCCTTTGCAGGCTTTTAATAAATCGTTCCACATCTATGTTGGCAAATGCGTTTCCAGTATTCTTTAAAGTCTGACCCAATGAAGCGGCGGCCTTTTCGTCAGCTAAAAATGCTTTTAACGAGGACTTGCCAAAGGCTGCTAATTTGGTGGCTCCGTAAAATCCAATGAATGTTTTTGCCAGTCCAGACACTTTTCTGCCCAGTTTTTCACTTGCAGTTTCCGCTAATTTAAATCCTTTGCCATCAAAGGTAGAACCAATCTTGATATCCGGAAATGCCATTATGCAGCCCTTTCAAATCTAGACTTGCTGTTGCGGGCGTAAAATAAAGTTGTTGCTGTGTCAATTGCCTTCATTGCAGCACCCAATGGTTTGCCTTTATTGGCAGCCCACGCTTTATAGATCAAGCGGCCACGGCCTTGCAGACTAGATGTTAATGGACCCAAGTTTTTAATGAATTGAGCTCCAGCATTTTTATTGACTGAATGGCTAACTTTATTTGAAGCCATATTCACACCCGGTCCAACCCAGTCTTGCGGCCCATTCCTGCCAGCCATTTCATAGATTGCGCCTACTCTCGATTGGTTAATGATTCGAGCCACAGAAGTAAAACCATAGGGATTGGGTTTATCGACACCGATGCGTAAAACAATGCCGCTTTTAATGATGCTTGCATTATAAGTTGGGAATTTGGCTTCGCTAAAACTGCGGCCTTCCCAATGACTCATAGGGGCTTCTGCCGTAACAAATCCTTTAGCCTGACTGACCACTGGCATCAAAGCTCTGCGCAATTCAGATTTTAATGCTTTGTGTAAATCAGGCGTAAATTTGCGCAGGGCCATCAGGAGATCCGTGTTACCTCTTATTTCTACGAGTGGCATTGCGTACCCTCGCCTCCTTTGCTCTGTCGCTGTACACCTGCAACACCGCCTTCAGCATGTGACCATCCATTTCAAGCACCTGCGATGGAGCGATTTTCATCTCCACCGCAAGGCTCGCCACAAGATAAGTCATGCTGTTGCGGTCTATCCTTTTGGGTCCTCGTCATCCAATACCTCGACTGAAACCAGCGTGTTTAAAAACTCCTCGCCAAATGGCGGGATGACTTCCACGCGCTGCAAACAGTTATGAGCTAACCAGTAGATGTCCGATTGTCGCTCTTGATCGCGGAACTGCTTATGAATTCCGGTTCCTGTGTACTTTTCAAAGGCTACTTCGACAACAGGCGAAATGTGCAAAACCACTTCCCCTGAGGCCCTAGTTATCTTTAACCTTGCCATGCATTACTCCTTAGAATGAAACGGTAGGTGAGACTGTAACTGCGGTGTTCACAGTAAATGACAGACTCGATGTAGCTTCATCAGCCACGCCGCCATTGCCCACCGGGGTCAAGTTATTGACCAGAATGGAGAATTGATACGACGGGTTCGTTGCCGATACCAATGTGCCTTTAACGGTGATCATTGATACTGCCAATGTTGTACCGAAAGCGGCATTGAGTGTGGTCATGACTTGGCTCGCGGCCCAATCATTCAGAAAGTCGATGCTCAAAGTTGCAGCTTGTAACCCAGCCGCAAATTTATGAGCAGAATCTCCCATTGCTGTGACTTCGATTTCATCCACGATCTGCGTTAAAGTTACTGCGGTTACATAACTTGAAATGTCAATGCTTGGCACTGTTGGCGCAGCAGCGGTGGCAAGTTTAACGCCAACATTGTTATTTAAGTAAATTGCCATTGTTTATTCCTCATCCTTCTTGGTGGTTGGTGCTTTGGTTTCTGTGTCTTTAACTTGGCCGGTCTTTATCAGAAAAGCCAAATCCTCTGCTTTGGTATCGCTCATGGTTATCTCCTTATGACCAGCTGGTTAGTATTGAGACGGAAATATCGGCCGTGAGTAGATCTCCCGAAGCTGCCGATAAAATTGATGGTGCGCTTACTGTGCCTACATTCATGACAATGGCCGATGTGTTCAGCAGATTAAATACCGCAACGATGGTGTCCTCAATGCCATTCAAATTTCCCTGATTGTCCAGAAGAGGAACCGTCATGAGCACACGAAAATTGGCAAGCGGTGGAATGATCTGCACATTATTGCTGGGCGTGATGTAGGGATCTGCCGGAACCACAATCACGGAATTTGCGGTGATTACGCTGGGTGGGTAAGCGTAAATATTCCAAACTCCCGCATTTGTGAGGGCCGTGGCCAGCGTGGATCGAAGTGTTGTGAGAGCTGTGGTCATTTAACCCACCATTGAATTTGGGGTCATGTACGGGGCAATCAGGCCTCTAATACTGGCCATCAAAGTGTTGGACATTTTGAATGGCGAAGGGCTGAAGCCATCTACGCTCATTCCACCCGATTGAGTGGTTTGTCTTGATTGAAAGATGGATGTGGCCAAAATCATTGCCGCCTCACGGACTCCACCTGTTAACGCGTAGCTCGTAGTCTTGTCATCCGGGCCTGCCATTTTGCCGTAAGGCTGGACTTGGTGCATTGCTATATCCGCATTCACAATTGCGAATTGCAGGTATTGATACCCGCGTGGGTAGTTGTATGGGAAGCCTGCGAAGTTGGCATTGTTTGGAATAGGCGCGGGGCCAACGCCAGTGATAGTTCGAGTGCCATTGAAAACCGCGCCTGATGCGCTGATGGTGACGGATTGACCAACAACAAACATGCCCGGTGATGCAATAACAACCGTAGCAATGTTTCCACTTATCCCAGTGGCTACAACAGGCGCAGTGTTAAACCATAAGAATTGATTTAATAGATCCTCAGCTGTTTGACAGCAGGTTTCTACGACATCGGATGA